CCGGGACAGATGGAGTAGACGGCGTTGATGGTGTTGATGGTGTCGCTGGCATAGATGGGCTAGATGGAGAAAGAGGCGATCCCGGTCAAGACGGCAGAGACGGCGTTGATGGAGTAGATGGCGAAAGAGGAGAGCAGGGTGAGCAAGGTGAGGAAGGGCCGCGAGGTGATCCGGGTCGAGATGCAGATCCCGAAGTAGTAAGAGGTATTGTTCAATCTGTTTTTGATGAAAACGCTTTTGCTACACCACAAAATGTAATTGATGCTGTTGCAAATGCCGGGTTTGCTACTCCAGCAGACGTAGGGACTGCTTTAGCCAGTGCGGGGTTCACTACACCCGAAGACGTAGGGACTGCTATTGCTAATGCAGGATTTACAACGCCAGAAGACATAGATACCGCCATTGCTAATGCTGGGCTTGCAACACCAGAAGATGTAACTGCCGCTGTTGGCGCAACTAAAGAAGCCATTGCTGGATTAGAAACGTCTGTTGGTGGTTTAATTTCAGATGTTACCGGTCTTGGAACTCAAATAGGCGGTATTGGTGAAGGGCTGGCAGGTCTTGGCGAGGGTGTTGCTGGGCTAGGAGCCGGTCTTTTAGGCGGCTTACTAGGTTTAGGTCAACAACAAGAGCAAATTGTAGCTCAACTTTCTAAACCAGAAGTTATAGAGTTTGACCCATTTTTAAAAGGTCTTAGTCCTTTTGAGGTAATGAAACCTACAGAGTTAACTCCTCAAAAACAACAAACAAACGCTATGGATTCTCTTAATAAAGTTATTGGTAGAAAATTAGGAATGCTAGTATGACATATCTAAATTTAATGAATAACGTATTGCGCCGTTTGCGTGAAGAAGAAGTTAACAGCACTAATGAAAGCACTTATGCAAAAATGGCTGGTGATTTTATTAATGATGCGAAGTCTATTGTAGAAGACGCTGCTGATTGGTCTGCACTGCGTGATACTGTAATTGTTAACACCGTTGCAGATGACAACCAATATTCCCTCACAGGATGTGGTGACAATGTAAAAATTATGTCTGCTCTTAACACAACAGAAAAAACATTCTTAACTTATCAAACAAAAGATTGGTTTAATGAGCAGTTGTATATTGCCAGCACATCAGCAGGTTCACCTGTTTACTATACCTTTGACGGTTTAGACGCTAACGGAGACACCCAGTTTCTTATTAGCCCACAGCCTGATGGTGTTTACACGTTAAGACTTAATGTTATTAAGCGACAAGCAGATCTGTCTAACGACGCATCTAACTTACTTGTACCAGAAAAACCCGTAATACATTTAGCAGTAGCTTTGTTGGCTCGTGAACGTGGTGAAACAGGCGGTACTTCTACTGCTGAGTACTTTACTATAGCTAACCAGTACTTGTCAGACGCTATTGCTATTGACGCGGCAAAGCATCCTGAAGAGATGGTATTTAGGACTATCTAATATGGCACAAGAACTACGCAGTATTAATCTTGTAGCTCCGGCATTCAAAGGTATTAACACCGAAGATTCGCCGTTGGCTCAAGATCCGTCGTTTGCTGAGACCGCAGATAATGCAGTTATTGACAAGCGTGGTCGTATTGCCGCACGTAAAGGGCATGAAGTTACTACAACAAACAAGACCGCTTTGGGTACTGCGGCTCTTAGAGCAATTAAAACATTTAGAGACGACGCAGGAAACACTAAAGTATTTTCAGCAGGGAATAATAAAATCTTTAGCGGTACTACAACACTGGTTGATGAGACTCCTGTTGGTTATACAATTACTGCTGACAATTGGAAGATGGTTAACTTTAATGACCGTATCTATATGTTCCAGCGCGGTTATGAGCCTTTAGTTTATGACAACACTTCAGCTGTTGTAGAGGCCATGAGCGACCATACACACGCTGCTGGTGTTGCTACTGCTATGTACGGCAACGAGGTGTTAGCGGCTTACGGTCGTTTATGGACTGCTGATTTTACTGATAATAAGTCTACTATTTACTGGTCTGATTTATTAAACGGCATTCACTGGTCAGGCGGTTCTAGTGGTTCTATTGACATCTCTAAAGTATGGCCTAACGGTTATGACGAGATTGTTTCGTTAGCAGCGCACAACAACTTGTTAATTATCTTTGGACAACACAGCATTGTTGTTTACGAAGGGGCTACCTCTCCTGCTTCTATGACTCTTTCGGATACTGTTGCAGGTGTTGGTTGCGTTGATCGTGACACAGTGCAATATACAGGAACAGACGTTATCTTCTTGTCGCAAACAGGGCTAAGAAGTTTTGGTCGGACAATACAAGAAAAGTCCATGCCTATCAGTTCATTGTCTAAGACGATAACTAAAGACATTATTAGTTTGTTACAGAACGAGTCGGATTTTTACAGGTCAGTATACAGCCCAGAAGAAAACTTCTATCTATTGTCGTTTGTAGGGCAAGAAACTACATATTGTTTTGACGTGAGAGGCACACTAGAAGACGGATCATATCGTGTTACTCGTTGGCCGGGTTCTTTGTTTACTGCGTATGAAACACGTAGGGACGGTAAGTTATTTATAGGAACAACGGACGGGATTAGCGAGTACAAGGGTTACTCTGATAATGGCGTTAAGTATCGTTTTAAATACTTTAGTCCTAGTTTAACTTTTGGTGATCCTTCTCGTTTAAAGATTCTTAAGAAAATTAAACCGACACTGGTAGGTGCTAACAGTGCTACGGTATTTATGAAGTTTGCTTATGACTTCGGTACAAGTTTTAGCACAACAGAATTTACAGTAGGTAATCAAAACCCTGCTTTTTATAACGTCAACGAGTTTGGCGCTAACTCAGTACCGCTATCAGAGTTTACTGGTGGTGAACTAACTAACCAACGAAGTCTTAATGCAGTAGGGAATGGAACAAGTGTTGTTGTCGGTCTTGAGTCTGACATCAATGGCTTTGCATTATCACTACAAGAAATTAACCTACTAGCCTTAATAGGTAAAACGCTTTAATTAGGAGATAATAATGAGTTTCTTCCCACCACCAACACCACCACCAACACCAACAGCACCAACAGCACCGGTAAGTTCTGGTGGCGGTGCGTTCCAAGACATTCTTGGAGGTTTAGGTCAATTAGGCACTGCTGTCTCACCAGCACTACCTGCTATTGCAGGTTCGTTGTTAACGAGTGAGGCTTATGATCGGCTTAGTGATGTTGGTCGTCAAGCTGAAGCGTCAGCTATGGGTCTTGCAGAGCGTAGTCTTGCTGAGTCACAATTTAAACCGTTTACTGTTACTAGTACAACAGGCGGTCAGTTAGGTACTCGTGTTACACCTTCAGGTGCTGTAGAAACTACAATGAGTTTGTCTCCTCAAGAACAAGCCATGCAACAGCAATTGTTAGGCGGTGCTGGAGACTTCTTCGGTCAGGCTCAAATGCCTACAGCAACTCGTGAACAGGCTATCTTTGAGCGTATGCGAGCAGCACAGCGTCCTGAAGAGCAGCGTCAACGTCTTGCTCTAGAAGAACGTCTAGCAGGGCAAGGGCGTCTTGGGGTAAGTTCAGCAGCCTACGGTGGTGCTACTCCTGAGCAACTTGCTATGGCTACTGCTCAAGAAGAAGGACGCAATAGAGCTATGTTAGGCGCTATGCAACAAGCTCAGGCAGAACAGATGCAACAAGCAGGACTAGGACAACAATTCCTTGGTGCTGGTTATATTCCTCAAGCGCAGTTGTTAGGAGCAACACAGCCAGCACAACGAATGGCAGAGCTACAGCAACAGGCTCAGTTGTACGGTACAGGACTATTTGGTGAAACCGCTATGTCTGGTATTGAGTCTAAGCTGTTGGCAGAGCAAGCACGTGCTAACCTGCTAGGCGGTATAGGATCTAACATTTTTGCTGGTATGTTTACACCGCAGGTTAACCAACGCACAGGTGATGTTACTTCTGCCGGTGGTCTTGGAGATTTAGGTGGTTTATTTGGAGGAGTCTCTGAAGGACTAGGAACAATCATTCGCGGTATTGGCGGCATATTTGACTAACGAGGTTAATCATGGCTAAGTTTTCACAAACATTTTTACAGAGTATGTTACAGCCTTCTTATCAAGAGGGTTTGTTTACTGCTGCGCGTGGTGTAGGTGCTGCTCCCGGACTTCGTAGACAGCAACAACAACAAGAAGAAGATATGCAAAAGCTTCGTGGTATGGGTGCTGTTGAACGCGCGGAGTTTATGGCTCAAAAAGCAAAAACACCACAAGAGTTAATGAAAGCAGAGACTGCTAAAACTTCCGCTGTTAAGCAAGGATCGCTTGAAAGCCTTCGCGGCCTTGAAGCAGCCAGACAAGCAGCAAAAACAACAGAAGAAAAAAAACGTATAGAACAGATAATGTCTCGTGTTGCTGTACAGGCTGGGATTGATCCTTCTACAATTACAGGGCGTACTCAAACAGAACAAGACGAAGCGTTGCGAAGAGAAAACGCTAAAGTTTCTTCTGAAATAAACACTATAAATTTAGAGGCTAAACAAAGGGAGCAACAAGAAAATGCTTTACAAGAGGCTTATTTCGCTGTTCCTGAAAACAGCAGAGAGTCGTTTGAAAAAAATGTAGTTGATGCAGGTTTTGGTTCTGTTATTGAAGGTGTTAAAGAAGAAAAGCTTAGGAAAGAAACAGCTAATCTAAACTACACAAACACGCTTCAAAGAAAACAAGACTCTGATGCTCAAAAGAAAACGGAGCTATCTACTTCTAATTTATCAACATCTATAGATTCTTCTAACATTGATGTTGATCTTAAGAAAAACTTAAAAGAAAGACTCTCAAGAATAAAACAACCAGACTTTGAAGCAGGCGAGACTTGGAATACTGGCGATAAAGAAAACGCTATTAGAGAGTTTAACGCTGTAAATGATCTTTTAAGTAGAGCTGTTGTGTCTCAAACAAACGAAAAAAGAAGACGGCTTGATAGGATTAACAGGCTTAGAGACGTTGTTGCAAAGTATGTACCAACAGAAACTGCTATTGCAAGTTTTAAAGGTTTTTTTACAAACAGAGAAGACGCAATAAACATGGCTAGGCAACAAGCACTTGCTCCATTGTTACTTGAGATTCAAGCTCTTGAGCAAGGAACAGAAAGCGTTGAGGATAGTCCTGCTGTGGATAAGGAAGGAACAAAAACAGTAGGTCGTTTTAAAGTACAGGAATCTTAATAATGCCTACTTATAAAGTAACAGATCCCGATACTGGGCGTACTTTATCATTAACTGGTGATACGCCGCCTACCGAAGCAGAGCTTGAAGAAATCTTTGGCGCTTATCAGGAGCCTACTGAACGTGAGCGTTTAGAGGAAGAATTTGCTCAAGCAGAAAAAGAAAGACAAGCGGCTGGTGAAATGCTTGAAGCGTCTTTAGATACTCCTCTTGAAAACCTTGCAGAAGGTATACAAGAGTTTTCTGCGGGTGGTGTTGGTGCTGCGGCTGATGTGGCTACCTTTGTTGCTTCTCCGTTAACGTATGCTTATGAATTAGCAACAGGGCAAGACGTTCCTACTGGGCGTGAAGCGTTAGCTATGATTGATCCTAGAATTGATCCTAACAGGCAGTTCGTGGAAGAACGTGGCGTAGCGACGGCCCCTCGTTTAGCGGGAGAGCTTACAACAATGGGTGCTGGTTTTGCACAAGTAGCTAGAGATCCTTCAAAGGTAGCCTCAGCTTTACAGGACATTGTTGGTTTAGGGATGACAAAAGCTCCTGTAGTTGCTCCTACTGCTGTTGCTGCTAAAAAAGTTCGTGACTTTGATTTAACGTCTGAAGAAGGTCTTATGG